GCACGTGTACGCTTTATGTTAACGTATGGTATACAGTGATAATACATGCTTACTAATACCATATCCTTTGACATATTATCATCATGTACATATATATACTACTATTAACAGAGTGTGTTCTATCACTAAAAACGCTAGTAAGGCGTTTGAGGGTACGCCTGTTACCCTCATTATAAGATGACTACATGCAGTCGTTTTTCAAACAATTTCTTATAATTAGAAAAGACGTTAGTAATAAAAACAACCTCCGTATCCAGATATTCCCCCAGTATGAATGTATCCTTGGCTCGCGCCTTTCGATCCGGGTGAATTTCAATCTTCTGCTCGTAGTATCTACTTTTAATATACTTCTGTATACTATGCTTCGATTCTTCAAACTTCCCCCAGTCAATCCCATAATCTATGATATCGCGAACTTTCCTAGAATAATGAAGCCAACCTGATCTATGGCTCAACTCACCATTTCAACTATCATTGAGGGTAATCTCGTTAGACGTGATTGCACAAAGATCGTGAAAAGAGTTACTGTTAAGCAGATAGAAGAGCTTGGAACAAAAATCTAGGTGTGTTTTCGGTAGCGACCCACTATGTAACAGAGAATTAAACGTATTGATACTATTCGCTTTCCGATCAAGGTAACTTTTTGAATTCCCAACTAGTGTCTTTCACACTCTTGCAATTGGTGTTTCTAGTAAACCGTTCTCTAAGATTGCCTTTCCCAAAAACGTTGGACTCTCATCCGAATTATTCGTCTTAAGTCCGTCATACGTCTTTATATCTGTTAATTCAGCTTCGAAAAGTTCTCAATATCTCATTATTATGTAATTAGGGGATGCTTTACCAATTATCTTCTTGAAGCCAATTAATAAGTCATCACCACTATTCATAATGACAAGGTTATTGAGGTCACCATCTACTAACTTCATCAAAACAGGTGTATTTAAGAACATATAAATAATCCTTAATTTAGAAATCATCGAATTGTTTAGTGAGGTGCAAAAATCGCCCGTTTGCTGAGAATGACCCACACGATAGAATCAACCATTGTTTGCATAAAGATTGTAATTGATTAGTGTGCTATTGAAAAACACGAAGAATTTATCGATCTTGTTACTTGAACTAGAATAGCAGTTCCTCAACACGGAGTGGCTGGCTATTATTTCATTACTTTTCACAGTAGCATCGAAGTTTTTCACATCCGCTTCGATAATATACACACAATCTTTAATCATATCATAACGCTGATCTCTTTCACCGGAGATGTCATTAACATTCTCGAAGTATAGTAATCCTATATTCCTTCGCGAGCTTCTTAACTTGTCAATAATCGGATCAAACCATGCAGCTTTGATTAATAAACTCGTGAATGAAGGTATTTGTATCATTCTAGTGAAATCATCTACAAAGAAATCCTTATCCCACTTGTATAATTTCTCTCGACCTCCTAGTTGACAGACTTCATGCAACATTAAGAATTTTTTCTTACCAAGAGTGCACAGACAACCTCAGACCCAAGTAGCAAGACGGTATGCATATACTGCTCAAAATTTTTTGGTAGTGATGCCGTGGAATCCCTTAAGCCCATGACTAAGTATCGTTTCCTCAAAGCCAGCTTGCGCTCTAACATTAATCTTAGCCGAAAGCATGTCTTGTGGTTCCGGAATCCTGTCAATTTTAGGCATGTTTACATTCACATCAAACCAATTAAGAGTTTCTATCCATCCTTTTTGACTAGTACCCATCACCTCAGCCTTATTTTTAGCAAAGTAGATATGTTGATCCCCTGTAAGTGCTTCCCCACTGAAAGAACGTTGATTAAGGAAACTCATTAAATGGTTCCTTGTGCACAAAAAACTTCTACCTTCGAGTATGCGCTTAGCAGGATCAAACAATTCTTTGACTAAACTAGGACTACCTTGGACAAGTTTCGATAAATAAACTCCATTAATTAGGAAACTGGTGTAGGCCCAAGCATCTTTGATTCAGCCCTTAGGCAATTTAACGAATCGAAGGCTCTTAAAATGGACTTTAATACCGCATGTTTCTTCACTTTTGAAAGTATGATTTACTTTAGGTTTATCCAATTGTAGTTTAACTCTTTCCCCATCAACATAAGCTAACACTTCATTCTTCTGGTGCCCAAATTTGCTATAAAATTTTTCTTTAAAGTTCCACAGTGTATTAATGCTCGCTTTTTTCGAGAAAAAGAAATTCTTGTAGTATAATTCAATACGTCCAATTCATCCAATATTCTCTATGTTCTGCTTATATGAGTTAGATTTCATGATTTTCAGGTACCTAGCGAAGTACTTGGAACTTAGTTTCTTGTTACGAGATTCTATCACTCTTATCATTTTCCCGAATTAATTAATGATTCACGTAAAGAGTTTATAAGAATATAAGGGCTATAAGTACCCATGAGTTCTATTTTACGTCTTTCCTCTCGAGTTAGCTTGTAGAAGTCCTGGATATTGTTCTTGAATGAAGGCTTCGTGAAAATATTAGGGTCTTCGGAAATCAGCTTAAGGATAGTCTTCACTATAATAGGTCAGTACTCCTTATTTAAAGCATCATTACGAATAGTATTAAGATTAATACCTTCAACGCCTGATAAGCTCAGCAATCTTCTCTTGAACTCAACAGTTAACATCGAGTTGGTGATTTCATATAACACTGCCACTAATCCATATTCTCCACTTGCTACGTAGCTAGCATATAACTCATGCTGTAACAGCTTACCATAATTTTTTGAGTAGATTTCGTGAGCGATTGCGGCTTCCTTCGCAGACTGATAGTTTAATCTAGCAATCTTCGTATTCTCATAGAACCTACGGTATTCTCCTACCAGCTCATATGATAATGAGATCTGATATTGTAACTCGTTGGCTGTCAAACTCAAATGACGCATTGCAGTGATAACGTTCAGCGCTTCAGTTGCCATAGCATACTCGGTGTATATTTGGTTAATCGCAGAATTAACCTCAACGCCAGTGTTACACTTATTTACCAATGCTCTCAGTTCTTCAGCAATTTCAGGTATGCCTATCTTTTCTAGCAAAAGTATAAGCATAGACGCCTTGACAAGTGAAAAGTGGAGAGAATTTGCAGCCTTATAGGCCTTGGACCCTTCCTGATGGTTATTACGGCACTTCAGATGGCAATCTTCACGTGGTATAATAATACCCTTAGACATTAACCCTTTCGCGACCTTTTCATACTTCTTATCACCCTCTTGTTCGTCCCCGAGTGCTCTAACAAAAATATCGTAACTCATGGCCTCGAATAGTCTACTGGTAAACACAACTTGAGACAAATTCTGAAACATCGCATCTGTAATTACTTAAACCTCCCGCCGCTCTGTCTTTTACTATAGGTTGCCGGGTTTATGCTGCCTATATGGACTTAGCATTTATGTCGCTTTACGATGTCAAGTGATC